GAAATCGTAGTAGATATCTATAACTTTAGATTTTTGTTCATCAGTTAGTTTAGTATAATGCTTGTCGTATAATCGCCAAGATATTTTTAGTAGTGTATAAGAGTAATTGCACATAGTTTATTATTTAATTAGTTAGTATTTTATTATATTATCTGTTTGTTTTCGTATTTATTTTGTATTGGCTTTTCATAGTTCTCATCTGTGAGTGTACCGAATAATAGCTCGTCAAAATACTCTTCACGATCTATAAATCTCTCTTGTATTTTAGAGTAATATCTCATTAGTAACAGATTTCACAGTTAATACTATCTAAGTGAGAGTAGTCGAATTGACCTGTTACCATCATAAATATTATGAATGAGATACCACTTACCGCTAACGGTAATAAGAAACCGAAGATCGCTAGTTCTGCCACTACTTCTACTAGTGATTTAGATTTTACATATTTAGTTACTGCAGGAATAAATCCTCTGAATTTTAGTTTAGACATAGTTTATTATTTAATATTAGTTGTCACAGTGTGAATCGAACACACTTATATACCATAGTGACATTGCACTCAGACCTATGACCGAGGAGTGCGACTCCGCATACTTGTTCGCATTTTTATACTTATAGAAACAAGTGGAACTCAAAGTTGTTAGTAGTTATACTACTTCTTTATCGCGAAGTATAACTGGAACGCTAGTTGAAGAAGTGTATGATTTATACTTTTCGAAGCAGTTCATAGTTGATAATTTATTTTTCATTATTTCATACGCTTTATCGTGATTGTAAGTGAATGTTTTGCCATTTTTAAAAGTTACATTAATAGTTTGATTTTTGCCGATTAAAGATTTGCGAATTACGAAGCGTTTTGAATTTAAAGTTTGCATAGTTAAGAATTTAAAGTTATTATTATTTATTATTTATTATTTATTAGTTACATTTATATTATCTAGTTTGTTACGTATTTTGTTTGTATAAATGTGTAAGTTTGTTTACTTGTTAAATATGTCACACTGTCATACCACTAAGTGTCATAGTGTCATACTAATATTAATTATAGTTATGTCACACTGTCATGACTATCTGTCATATTACTTAGTGACAAGTTGTCATATGATACTAATACTAGAATATCTGAGTGATATTGATTGAGTGACAAGATGTTAATGAACTTACATGTATATTATCTAATAGATTCCGTAGTAGTTCTGTAAAAAAAAGATAAAGCTTTTATATGAAGGTGAAGCAAACGCGAAACGTATAGGCTAAAACGTATAAAACAAGGGGAACCCGGTGAAATGAAAACCATTTTTGCTAGAAGAAAAGTAGTGGAAAAAGAGTGGGCAGCACTATACCCCTATATTTATAACTACTGTGACACTAGCCTTATAATATACTTAAGTAACAGGCTGTTGTCACACTATATGTAAAAACACTTTAAAATCTGTAAGTATATAACTATAAATAATACTCAAAAATATGTCAATACTACAAAGTTATCCTAAAGGTACGCCAAAGGCAGATGATCTACTACTAGGTACAAGTACGCCACCGGCGAATACAAACGATTTGCCTATAACTCAGAACTTCTCTGTGTCAGACGTTGCTTCTTTCGCTAACTCATATAGTTTAGGGTATACAGTATACACAGCATTGATAACTCAAGCAGGTACAGCAGCACCAGTTGCAACAATACTTCAGAATACTACTGGTGGAACAATAGCATGGACTAGAAGTGCTAGTGGTAGATATGCAGCAACTATATCAGGTGCAACATTAACTACAAATAAAACAACAGCGTTAGTAACATCAGGTGGTGATGGTCATCATATGTTAAGACCAAGAAATATAACAACTACGGCTATAGAGTTCTACAACATAAATTCACAAAACGGAAATGCAGTAGATGTAATAGAAAGCACAACTACAGTAGAAATAAGAATATACGCATAATAAACTAACACATGGCTAGAATAAGTTCGTATCCCATAGATTTAACCATTCAAGACACTGATGCTTGGATAGGAACAGAAGCTAGTAACAGGCTAACAAGACAGTTTACAGCTGCTGGATTAGCTAAATACCTCAATATAAAGGGTAAGATATCTATATCTGCCCAGATGGTTTTTCAATTTAAAACAGGTAACGCAGGACCAGGTGATTTTACAGGTCCAGCAGACAACTCTACATTTGCTAGTATAACTACTATGCAACTATCAGTCACAGATAAGTCTGGTCAGAATGTAGTAGCATTCATGGATTACTTAGTGGGTAACGATATACTTATAAACGCACAGAACGAAATAAGTACATTTGGTCATTATACTATTGATAGCTATACAGACAATGGTGCTTTTTATACATTAAACCTAACTAATAGAAAAGGGGAAGGTTCTATAGTAGATGATGTTTTTTATGACTTCTCTGTTTTCACGCTATCTTCACAAGGTACGCCAACATTTATATTTAATCAAGCTGTAGCATCGACACAATGGAACGTGCAGCATAACTTAGGGAAATTCCCTTCAGTTTCAGTAATAAATAATAACAACGTTGTAATAAACGGCGAAGTAAAATACATAGACAATAACAATATACAACTAAACTTTTCCGCTGGATTCTCAGGTAAAGCGTATCTAAACTAACAAACATGGCAATAAATTTTTTAAACACGGTTGATTTTAACCAAAACACTCTAGAAAAACCTAGAATAGAAAACCAACCAAACGATACTGCGGCTGGAACAGGTGTAGAAGGTCAAGTATATTTTGACACAACAGTAGATGCGTTAAAGATATACGCAGGTGGCGCTTGGGTAGAAGTAGGTGCTACAAGTGGTGTTGAAACTTTCACTAACGCAAGCGGTACTTATGTAGCTTTTGGTACAAATAATACATCAGCTATTGGCAACGTAACAGTAGGTACGGTAGATCTTACCGCTGTTGATGGTACTTCTACCGCTGCTGATAGATTCTTAACTAAAGCTAATAAATGGGCAACTATACCATTTGGTGATATAACAGAAGTACAAGGAGGTACTTATATAAATGTAACAAATCAAACTGGTCCTGTACCGATTGTTAATCATGATTTAACTTCTAGAACAGATACAACATCGACAGCAGCACCCGCTTATGGTGCTACTTTCACCGCTATTGATTCAGTTACAACAAACACAACAGGTCACGTTACAGCATTAAATGTTAAAACAGTAACAATACCTGCCTCCGACGATACTACATACGATTTACTTACTGCACCAACCGGTTCAGCTATTAGATTAGACCCTAGTACTGGAGCTAATGATGATGTAACTATATCTGGAACAAGTGGTCAAACAACAATGACTAGAATAAGTGCATCGGAACTTAGAGTTGGTTTAACCAGTAATGTAACCTTATTGGGTAATTTAGATGTTGGTGGTGAAATATCTCAAACATCAAGTGGAAACGAGAATAGTTTTGCTAGTCCACTTAACATGAATAGTAATAAGCTTACCAATGTTGCTACTGGTACAGCTTCTACAGACGGTGTTAATTTAGGTCAAGTAGAATTACTAGTTGCAGGTGTTGGTGTTTTTAAAGGATCTTATAACGCCGCTACAAACTCACCAGCTTTAGAAGGGTCAAGTAACATAGCTTTAGATCAAGGTGATTACTTCGTAGTCTCAGTATCTGGTAGTTTCTTAGGTGAAGCGTTAGAACCAGGTGACTTTATATTTGCTAATAATGCTATTGCGGCAAACTCATCTCCAGCTATATCAAACTATACAGTTGTACAGGCTGATGATAATATTGCCGGTGCTGGTAGTACTGATGGTGCTACACAAAAAGGTGTATCTGGTTTTGACAGTGCAAACTTTACAGTATCGTCAAATGGTTGGGTACAATTAAAACCTCAAGCAAATCCTTATGCTGCATCAGTATTATTAAACAGTGGTTCAGATTCTGGAGGTGAAACAACATTTACCGTAGATGTAACTTCTTTGTTTGGATCAGGTGCTTTAGCTGCTAATTGTAAGGCTGAGGTGGTTACAACATCAGGAAGACAAACAGTATATCCAGATATAACTGGAAACGGAACAGGTAGCTTAGACTTTAAATTTATACCCGTGGTATCGAATGGCACATACACTGCGCTTATAACAATAGTCTAATATTAATTTAATACAATTTTAGATGGCAAATATACCATTTTTAAATAACGCTTATTTCGCCGCTAAGGTAGGTATTGGAGTACCAACCCCTAATGAATCACTAGAGGTTTCAGGTAGCATATTACTTTCTTCCAGACTTAAGCTTGGTACTGGCGATCACTATTTACAACAAACTTCAGGAGACATATACAGTTTTACCACTGGTAAAAACATAATGTATGCTGGAAGCGCGGAAGTATTTAGAGTTGATGAAGCTAAATTAGCTACATTTAAAGGTGATGCTTATTTTAATAGTGGGTTAATAACAACAATAGATTCAACAGGATCTTTTTATATAGATGTAAATGCAAATAATGCTTACGGAGGCAGAAACTTTAGAGTTTTAAATAACGGAACAACTTATTTAAATATAGATGCGGATGGTGATGTGGGTGTTAATACAACAAATCCTAGTAGCAAATTTGAAGTATTAACAACTACTACAAGTAAATTTGTAAGATTTAAAGCAGACAACAACGAGCAAAGATTTGAATTTTATGTAGGAGCAAGTGGTAATGCTTCAAGAATGTCTATGCATAATGACGCTGCAACAGAGACCATAAGGTTTGCTTCAGCGGGTAATTCATACTTCAACGGCGGCAACGTAGGTATCGGGGCAACTAGTCCTGCAAGGTTACTTCATGTAAATTCATCTGGGCAGACAGATATACATTTAACATCTAGTGGTCAAGGCACCACTAGTACTGATGGTATGACTGTTTTTCTTGATAGCTCTGGAACAGGAGGATTATGGCTTAGAGAAGCTCAAGCTTTAAGATTTGCTACAAGTTCATCTGAAAAAATGCGTATTGATTCTTCAGGAAATGTTGGAATCGGGACGACTAGTCCGCTTGGCAAATTACAAGTCAACGAATACACGGTTGCATCACAAGGAAATCAAAATATTCACGGGGAATTAAGTGTTTTTACAAATAGTGGAGATGAGTCCTTATTTTTAGGTATAAAAAACGCTGCATATCCAAACAGAGGTTGGGCATTTAATCCTGTTATTTCTGGAGTAAATTCTGATTTACAAATCAAAGAACACGGAGCCTCAGGTGTAAGAATGACAATACAATCTGGCGGCAACGTTGGCATCGGGACTACTGCGCCTTCGCAAAAACTTCATATTTCTGGTAATATGAGACTTACCGGAGCGTTTAGAGATAGATTAAATTCTCAAGGTGCTGCAAACTATGTTTTAACTTCTACCGGTTCAAACGGAACTCAATGGGTTGATGCTAGCGGTAGTTCTATAATTGGCGGTCCTTACTTGCCACTAGCTGGTGGGACAATGACTGGAGTTGCTGGAGTTGTATTTCCTGATGCTTTTAAATTAAACTTAGGTACAGGTTCAGACCTTGAAATATTTCATGATGCAGCAGATTCTATTATTAATAACAATGTGGGACATTTATATATTTCACAGAAAGCAGATGACAAAGATATTATATTTAGATCAGATGATGGATCTGGTGGAATTGTTGAATATTTTAAATTAGATGGTACTAATGTAAGAACTTTAGTAAGTAAACCAATAAATTTAATTGATAGCGTGCCGCTACAATTTGGTAATTCACAAGATTTAAGAATATATCATAATGGAAGTAATAGTTATATTCAAGATGCAGGCGTAGGTAGTTTAAAAATACTTGCACAAAATTTTGATTTAACTAACGCGGCTGAATCAGCTTTAATGATTAGAGCTATTGATGGTGCACAAGTTGAGTTGTATTATGGTGGTGCTAAAAAGTTTGAAACTACAAGTGCAGGTGTTACTGTAATTGGCGGCTGGATTACAAGTGGTGTTTCTGTTGCTCAAGCAAACGTAGAACATACTGATAATACTAAAGCTTTATTTGGTAACGGAAACGACCTTCAAATATACCACGATGGAAGTAATAGTTATATAAAAGATACAGGAACAGGGACATTAAATTTACAAGGTAGCACACAGGTTTTAATTGCAGGCATCAATGGTCAAGTTGGTGTTCAATTTATTGAAGGTGGAAAAGTAGGTTTACGCCACGCGAATGTACAAAAACTTGCAACCACAAGCACAGGTGTTACTGTAACAGGGGGTGTAACAGCATCCTCAACTTCTAATTTCTATGGAAACGGAGCCGCATCTATAAAATTTGGGAATACAAGTGCTCTCGTTACATTATCATATAGTGGTACAACTGGTATAATGAGAGCTGAATCTGGGAGTGCATTAGAATTTCACACAAACGGTGTAAATACTGCTTTAACCTTAGATACATCACAAAACGCAACTTTTACAGGTAATGTAAGTTTAGCTGATAGTAAGAAACTAATACATCACAGCGGTACTCATAGTTACATAAAAGATGTTGGAACTGGTTCTTTATATCTACAAACAAATGGTGCAGCTATATACCTGCAAGACACGGATGGTAATGCTATGGCTCAGTTCACTGATGGTGGCGGTAGTTTTTTATTTTACAATAGTAATTTAAAATTATCAACTACAAACACAGGTGTTACTGTAACAGGCGCTGCTACCGCAACAACTTTCTTAGGTGATTTAAACGGTACAATAAATACAGCCACCACGGCGGTAACAAAAGCAAACGCTACAAACGACACCACGGTAGCCACTACAGCTTTTGTGCAAAACTTAATAGGTACAATACCTGCAGGTTTAGTATTCCAAGGGACGTGGAACGCAGCTACAAACACACCAACACTTACAAGTGGATCTGGTACTACAGGTCATTTCTACATAGTATCAGTAGATGGTACAACAAACTTGGACGGGATCACAGACTGGAAGGTAGGTGACTGGGCAGTATTTGTAGAGCAAGGTGCTAGCGATCAATGGGAAAAAGTAGACAACTCTTCTGTATTGGATGGATCTGGTACTGGGCAAAAAGTAACAATGTGGTCTGGCTCCGGTACGTCAAATACTTTAACTAACGCTCCTATAACAGTTAGTGGAAACAATTCAACTTTCGCAGGGGACTTAACAATAAGTAAATCAACGCCAAAGTTAATATTTGATAACTTAGCTGGCGGTGGTTTAGACCCATCATTAACAGCATCAGGCACTAATTTTACTTTATCAACATCTAGTATTACTCCATTATCAATAGCATTAGATACTGGTAACGCAACTTTTACAGGAGCAGGAGCTTTTTTAGGAAAACTAGGAGTAGGAGTAGCAGCCCCTCACGGAAGTTACGATTTTTATAACCAAGGAACAGCTTATTTTAACGGAGCAGTTACAGTGGATGACGCTTTTACTCAATCAGGAGGTTTAGCTTCAACTTTTTCAGGTGATGTTTTAGTAGAAGATAACTTATATTTAACAGACGCTGGAACTGTAAGAGGTAAAATACAATTAAACGCAAGTGACAGAGATGACCTAGATATTAAAGCAGTTTCATTAGGTAGTAATATGAAATTCTTTACTGTTGATACAGAAAGAATGCGTATTAATTCAAACGGTAACGTCGGCATCGGGACTACTAGTCCTGCAGCTCCGCTAGATGTGGCTTTTGCTGACAATTCATCACCTCAAAGATGGTCATATAGTCCTAGCGAATCAAATTACTTTTTAGAACTTGATACAAATATACCGACTAGTAGCGTTGTTACTTATAATTTTAATGTTAAAAATAACGGCACAACTTACAATAATAATCTTGTATTAGATAGAGGCAACGTCGGGATCGGAACTTCTGCTCCTAGTTCACAGTTACACTTATCTAAAGCAGGTGGCACACTAATTAAATTAGGAACTTCCGTTAACACTTCTGAAATTGAAGCAAGAGAAGTTGGTGGCGGTCAAAGTCTTATACTCAGTTCTGTTAATTCAGCAGACCATTTAGTAATCGATGGTGCAGGTAATGTAGGAATAGGGACTACTAGCCCTCAATCAAAACTACAAGTTGCTGGTGGTATTCAAATAGCTAATGACACAGATACAGCTTCAGCTACTAAAGTAGGTACAATGAGATATAGAACAGGTACTGAATATGTAGAGGTTGATGGAGAAGAGTTAGTTACTAATGGTGGTTTTGATACTGATTTAACTGATTGGACAAACAGCTCTTCTTATCCTTGGGCTTCAGCAACGTGGACATCGTCAGGAGTTAGCTTGCAAACAAGTGGAGTGGCGCAGTATAAATCATTCTACCAAGATATAGGACCAATAACTTCAGGTAAAAAATATAAAATAAGTTATAGTGCAGTTAAAACATCTGGAACAATGCGTGTTGGAATTGAAACATCACCCGTAGGTTCTTCAGTAGGTTATCAAAAAGCACTTACCTCTTCTGAAGTTGTTAGTGAAGTTTTTACAGCAACAACTACTGATACTACTTGCGTTATTTCTTTTTGGGCGCAAAATGACAGTTCCACAAACGAATGGGTAATAGACAATGTATCATTAATAGAAGTAACAGCAGAAGACGCAAGCTACGCAGACATGTGTATGCAAACAGGTAGTTCAACATACGAATGGGTTAACATAGTAAGAAATACATATTAAATGAGTACAGGAAAAACATATTCAACTAAATACCTATTAGACAGTAATAATAATAGAGGGAGCGAAGGCCAAGTCTTATCAACAACTTCAACAGGTATAGACTGGGTTGACGCTAACTCGGTACCTGGAACAGGTCTCTGGGTTACTAGTGGTAGCAGTATATATAATAGCAATTCAGGTAACGTTGGGATAGGGACAACTAATCCTATTCACAAATTAACTATAAACGCACCTAATAATACCACGGCGGTAGGTATAGACTTCCCCTCTGCTCATTTTGATTTTTCTGCTAATAGTACAAGCGGTTACACTACATCTTTCCACATGGACGACACTGCTACTACAATAGGTAGTAATAGTGCAGGTAGAGCTTTAATATTCCAAACAAACAACGCGGATAGATTATATATAAACGGAAACACTGGTAACGTTGGTATTGGGACAACTGATCCTGGCAGACCTTTATCAATAAATTCAGATACCGCGCATAGAGCTATAAGAATTTTAGAAAATGATTCAGCAAACGAAAGTTGGGATATTGGAGTAGATGTTGATGGTGACCTTAATTTTTTCAATAGTGCTGACACAAGTCCAACAGTATCATTTTTAGACACTGGTAACGCAACTTTTGCAGGGAATGTAACAATAGGCGACAATAGTGCTAGTGAAATATTTTTAGCATTTAATTCTTCAGCAACAGATTTTGCTTTAGGTGCTAATGGTAGTAATTTTATGATTGGCACTAGCTCTGATTTAGATAGTGGTAATTTAATAACTCTATCAGGAACTAATGGCAGATTAGGAATTGGAACGACTAGCCCTGGTACAGCTTTACAAGTTGGTGGATTAGATGATGGTAGTAATTATGATATAACGGTAGGTTGGAACGCTGTTAGTTCTCAAGCTGTAGGTACTAAAAGATCTGCTTTAACTTTCAAGACTAGTCAAACAGGGGTTAATAACGAAGATATATATAAGTGGGATATAGCTATGGTAACAGCTCCTGCTACTGCATCAAGCGAACCTTTTGGTTCTGATTTAGCTTTTTTAAGAAGTACTAGAAGCTCGACGTCTGTTAATGAAACAACTATGATACTTACGCAGTTGGGTAACGTAGGGATCGGTACGACTACGCCTAATGAAAAATTACAACTCGCTGGTAATCTTAATGCATACGCTCCTGGTGGTATTGATGCTGGTTTATTTGCAAGTACTGCTGCTGGCTCAACAACTATTGCCTTAAGGTCAAATGGAGTAACTCATTTTAATGGAGGTAACGTCGGTATCGGGACAACTGGACCTGGAGCTAAGCTTGATGTTAAAACTGCAATTGCTCCATTTACGGCTTTAAAAGTAAGTAATTACGGAACTAACGTTAATGCTTTATATGCTGGCGCTATAGATGACACGTATCTTTATTTTGGTAGCGGTTTTTACTATAACTCTTCTAAATTCAGAGCGCCAAGTACCACAGCAGCTATAACTAGCTATGACTCAGGTGTTTTTAGAGTTTTTACAAATAGCGGTTTAACTGCGAATACGGATTATACTCCTACAGAAAGAATGCGTATTACAAGCACCGGCAACGTCGGGATCGGTACAACTAGTCCTGGGGCTAAATTAGAAGTTAGAAGTGATGGTTCAGCAGCTGGAGGAGCAGAAATAAGATTACAACACGCGAACAACAATACTAATGATGTAGTTTCTACAGTAAACTTTGCAAATAACGCGGGTTCAGTTGGTATGATACAAGCTGGAACTGCAGGAGCAAATAATACAGGTTACATTGCATTATTTACTGACATAGCTGGATCAAGCTCTGAACGCATGCGTGTACACACTAACGGTAACGTCGGGATTGGAACGACTTCGCCTGATTCTAAATTACATGTAGCTGGCGGAACTAGATTAGGAGGAGGCGGTTGTTATATTAGTACAGATGCTTCTTTTAGTACAAATTTTTCATATACTTTTAGAGATGCAGTTGGTATTAATAATCCAAACTCAGTTTCTGCTCCATCTGTTGCAGGTTATGTAATGTCAGTGGGAAGATCAATTTCAGGAGGTGTTGGTGGTGGTATTTATGTTGAAGGAGAATCTAGATTTGCTAGAGGTTTAGCTGGAGCTATTAAATTTAACGCTTACGATTCCACAAACAACACAGGTACTCCAACTTACTTATTAGGAACAGATGCTTCAGGTAACGTAGTAAAAACAACTACAGTTCCAGGTTCTGGCGCAGGTCCTTATTTACCACTTTCAGCTGGATCAAGTTATCCTTTGACAGGTGATTTATATTTAGCAACTGCTTCAAATGAAGGTAATTTATTCTTTGGAACTTCTAGTGCTAGTTATAAGATTTTTGGTGGTGGAACCTATGGTTACATGGGTTACGATACTGGTGGTTATCATAGATTTTTAACAAGTGGCTCAGAAAAAATGCGTATTGACTCCAGCGGCAACGTCGGGATTGGAACGACTAATCCTACAAATAAGTTACATATTCAAGGAAGTCAAACCACGGTTTACAGTCCAACTGATTCAGGTGGTCAAGCCTCTGCGGGTACTACAATAAATAATACAAACACAGCTGGTAATACTAATAATTTTTCTCAACTACTTTTTACTGTGGGTACTAATAATAATTCTGTAAGTAGAATAGTAGCTATAAGATCAGGTAGTGATGCTAGTGATTTGGCTTTTGTTGGAAAAAGCACCGCTGGTGTTGCAGAATACATGCGTATAAAATCTGGTGGTAATGTAGGAATTGGGATTGATAACCCTTCCGCTTTACTCGAAGTTAGAAAAGGAACTATTAGTGGTCAAATTGCCAAATTTAGTGCTATTAACCCTCATGTTGTAATTGAATCAAGCACAGCTGGTAATGCGGTACTACACTTGAAACCAAATGTAACAGGTACTAAATCTGGTCAATTTAAAGTAACAGCTGGAAACGGTTATAATTTTAGATGGAGTAACGATGCGTCTGGTACTGGAGAGATTGCTTACATGGATTTAGATACAAGTACTACAGGCGGTGGAGATTTGACAGTTAAAGGAGATGTAATAGCTTATGGATCTCCTTCTGATAGAAAATACAAAGAAAATATTAAACCAATTGAAAGCGCTTTAGATAAAGCAATGCAACTTCAAGGAGTTACTTTTGACTGGAAAGATAGCGAGAGCATATTAGAGATAAAAGAAGATATAGGTTTTATAGCTCAAGACGTTCAAGAAGTGTTACCAGAACTTGTTAGAGATAATGGTAAAGGTAATTTATCTTTAAGATACCAAGGTATAACACCTATATTATTAGAAGCTATAAAAGAATTAAAAGCTGAAATAGAGGAATTAAAGTTAAATAACTGTATCTATGGAATCTATAGCGCAAGAGGCATTATATGGCACTTGGGGATCAGGAACAATAACTGGGCCAATATCTATGTATGATATGATTAATGGTGGGGATAGTCATGGTTCTGGTAATTCTTATCCGACTGTAAATACCGCATGCACACCAAACCCTGCTGATAGAGGTACATACAATTCTTTTACTATTTACGACGGCACTGGTGGGATAATAACACTGTACACAACAGTGGCTTTGACAGCGGTAACCACAGGAACTATTATATATAGTAACGTAAGCGGATCAGTATACACTGGCGGCGGTGGGTTTATTCAAGGTCCATCAGGTACAGTTTGGTTTGGTGGTAGTTGTACCTGCCCATCAATATCAACAAATACAACAACAGGAGCAGTAACAGCAACTAATTGTAGTTGCCCATAAAATATAAATTATGCCTATAGCTTATCCATATAAATTTTCAGACTGGTACGGGTACGATAAAGACTGTGCAACGCTAACATCATTCAGCTCTGGCTCAGGGCAGAGCGATGTAAAGTTTGTATGTACACAGGTTGTAAATACAACAAAATACCACGATGGTTCCGGTTTTAATCCTCAAGTAAATGATGATGTTTTTGACAATGCTACAGGAACAACCGCAACTTCAAATGGATTTTATACGACGGGAAGTGGTAGTAATATACTAGGTTATTATAGAGTAGTAAGCGGCGTGTGCACGTCAGTTTCAATATGCTCTCCATAAAATAAATAAATAAATAAATAAATCTTTAAAAATTAAAAAATGGCAATTACTTACAAATGGGATATCCCACAAATGAACGCTCATATTCAAGCAGAAGGTGAAGACAATGTAATATATACAGTACATTACAGATACACTGGTTCTGAAGAATCTGGAGGAAAAACTTATTCATCAACTAACATTGGAACACAAGGTTATACTTACGTAGCTGGAGATTCTTTTGTACCTTACGAAGACACTGAAGCTTTTGAAGCTGTAGTTATTGGATGGTTAGAAGGTTCGTTAGATGTGCCTGCAATGCAAGCTAGTATAGCTGCAAGCATAGAATCTGAGATCACGCCAGTAAACGAAGACTTGTATTTTACATGGCAAAATCCAACTCCACCACCACCAGTAGAGGAAGAGGAAGGAGAAGAATAGGTAAATATTACTAAAAACAAGTGATAATACAAATATACCCTGCTCGGGAAGAGCATTAACCAATGTCTAACTAAAAACCAAAACCAATGACATTTTATTACCAGACTAGTTCGTGGAATAGTCAACCACAAGTTACAGATGAAACCAAGAAAGTATGGGAACATATAATTCAGAAAAAAAACTGGAGGATTGTTCAACTACCAAACGGATTTTTTCAAACTGAATACCTTGATCCTAAAGAAGAAGATTCTTGGATCGACGTGACGAGACGTGAAACAATGGAAGGTGCTGAGTCAGCAATTGACGCTTCAATTAACCATTACGAGAAAAAACTTTCTTATATTCGCGGACCACAAGTCGTTAAAACCTTTAAATAAAATCAATCCAATTAAATTAAATTAAATTATGTCTGACAAAATAGTCAAAAACCTAAGCTTTGGTGACAAGGCTAAGTTTGAAGTATTTAAAGGAATAGAACAACTCACAAGTGCTGTTGGCTCCACACTAGGGGCCAGCGGTAAATGTGTGATAATGGAGGACAGTAACGGTGATCCTATAATAACAAAGGATGGTGTTACAGTTGCTAATTCTATTATATTAAAAAATCCTATTCACAATATGGGTGCTACACTTTTAAAAGAAGCAGCACGTAAAACAGTAAAAGAAGCTGGAGATGGAACTACTACAGCAACAATACTAGCACATGCTATATTAGCCGAGGTTTATAGTTCTAAGCAAAAAGATACTAGTATAAGAGTAACTAAACAAAACATCTTAGAAGCTGTAAATGATGTTATAAGTTATATAGATGAAAACAGTATTGAAGTGTCAGGTGACATGATAGATAATGTTGCAACTATATCAACTAACAATGATAAAGAACTAGGTAAGTTAATAGCTGATGCGTTTAGAGAGGTTGGCACAACAGGTGTTGTAACAATGGAAGCTTCCGAATCAGGTAATACAGAGGTTGAAATACTAGAAGGCGTTGAATATAATAGAGGTTATTCTCACGCAAACTTTACAACTAATAAAGAAAAGAAAACTGCTGAATTAGAAAATCCAGTTGTTTTAATAATGGAATCAAAAGTAGATTCAATAAGACAAATACAATCAGTTTTAGAACATGTTATAAAAAATAACAAATCATTGTTGTTAATAGCAGAAATAGAACCACCAGTGTTATCAGCTCTTATGATGAATAAAATGAAAGGTAATATAAAGCTTAATGTTATTGAGCCTCCTTCTTATGGTTTAAATAGAAAAACAATTCTAGATGATTTAGCTTTGCTAACAAATTCTACAATTGTAAATGAAGACCTAGGAGATGACTTAAGTGTTATAGACTTAGATTACTTAGGTCAATGTGTTAAAGCTTCTTCTGACAATGAAAGAACAATTATAACAGTAGATGATTTAAGCAACGAAGTACTAGATATTATAAAAAGCATTAAAAAAGAATTAAAGCAGAAAAATAAACCACACACAATTATAAATCTAGAAAGAAGATTAGCTAGATTGTCAGCTAAAGTAGCTATAGTTAAGGTTGGTGCTAATTCTGATATTGAATTAAAAGAAAAAACAGATAGAGTCGAAGACGCTATTTGCGCTACTAAAGCCGCAATAAAAGAAGGTATAGTACCAGGTGGAGGAATAGCCTTGTTAAACGCTTCAAATAATTTAAAATCTAAATCAATAGGGCAACAGTGTTTGTACAATGCTATCAAAGCGCCTTTCAATAAAATATTAAGTAATGCAGGTTTGTCTCTAACTAAGGAACAAGATGATTACTTAATCTCTAATGAAGGTTATGGTTTAGATGTGGTTACAGGAAATATGGTAAATATGGTAAAGGAAGGTATTATAGATCCTTCCCTTGTTACTAAAAGTGCTCTTATAAATGCGGCTTCTGTAGCTACAACTATTATGTCAACCGATTGTGTAATCAATAACGTAAGGGTAGATGAAAGCGCTGGGTAGAAATTTAATAATAGAAAAAATAAAAGAAGGAACTACCTCAACAAAAGGTGGTTTACTTTTAGCGGAATCTCACAAAGATGACATTAGGTATTTAAAAGCTAATGTAATTAGTGTAGGTGATGAAGTTGAGGGATTGAATACTGGTGATGTTATATTTTATGACAGACATTCAGGTCACAAAATAGAATTAAAAGATAAGTCATACCACGTAATAAAATTACAAGACGTGGTCGTTGTTTTATGAAAAAGCTATCAGCAAGTGATTTAAAAGATATAAACTTGCTTAAACATTACCGGATAATCCGCAAATGGGCTTCCAAAAACAACGACTTAAATGAAGCTGATTTAGAGTTACTAATATACTTGGACTGTATTGATTTATTTACAATTAAAGACTTTAAAAAAGGTGTTTATTCTTATAGTTGGGACAATAGAAGATGGAGTAGATTAATAAAAGATAACTGGATAGTTGTTTGGAGAAAAAGAAATAGAACTAATCAAACTTATAATATATATAAGGTTTCTGTTAAAGGTAAACAATTAATTAGTAGGATGTATAGAATAATGCTACAAGAAGAAGAGATACCAAATTCCACTAGAAGAAATAAAATAATGAAAAGAAAAACATATATGGATAAAGTATTAACTACATCTATAAATGATATAAACAAGGAAATAAATAAAAACTAAATTATGCACGATTTAAAATATGATCCATCAATGGAAAAATTGAAGCCAGGAAAACACGTAGGTATAGTAGGTGAATCTCACATATGGGATGGACCTCTAGATCAGTCAGGTAGAGCTCATGGTATGGGTTCAAGTTCTGGTATAACTGGAATGCAAATATTAAAAGCGCCTATTTCTTACAAAGGAACAAGCCCTGTGATACTTGCACAAGAAGAATCATAAAAAATAAAAAAAATGAGTACATACAACGCATCATTAACCGTTATACCCAGTGACGATTATAATTTACCTCAACCTGGGTTATTGAAAACTGGATCAGCGGCTGCGGGTTCTAATACTACAACTTTAATTGATTCATCTGCTGAGTTTACAAATGCTAAAACAAACGCATTGGGGTATAATATAAGCAGTGGTGATATTATATATAACAAGACGCAGAGCAAATGCTATCAAGTTAAAAACGTAGTAAGTGACACAACTATAACTATAGCTACAGCAGGCGTTGCGATAGCAACCAATGATGTGTATGAAATATATAAAGGCAATGTAGCTGGTAGCGAAGGCTATTCCTTGTACTTTGGAACTACAGGTGATGTTAAAATCACAGATGTTTCAGGAAATACAACAACTATAAATAACATTCCAGCTGGTAAGATACTTGATTTACAAGTGGTAAAAGTTTTTGCATCTTCACCAACACCTCCTATTGACATAGTATTATTAGATAAACTAGATTAAAAAAACAAATTATGGCATATAAACAAAACTTTGGCCCTTCAAGAAAATCTGGTAAAGCTGTATCCATGTGCGGCATTTCAAGAATAACTAATGAAGCATATGGTGCTGAAATTGGTGGAGCTGCAGAAAATGCGTATTCAAATTACCAAGGAAAAGCAACAGATGCAAGTGCTTACGTGCAATCATCTGATATACCTACAGGTGGTATGACTATTGATGGTTCTACTGGAAAATCAAGTGGTGGCACTAAAACTGATATAAAAAAAGATGGTGAAGGTGGTGTTACTAAGTTGGGTAGATTAAACAATAAAGTACAAAAAGTAAAAGATGGTGGAGGTAATAAAGCTAAGGAAGCTAGATTAAAAGGTAGAATAGATAGAACTGAAAAAAGACAGTCTGAAAGAGCTGTACGAGTAGAGAAAAGAAACGAAAGAAAAATGGATCGTACTGTAAAAAGAGAAAAAACTAAAAACAAAATTCATAATTTCTTTAGTTCAGATAAATACGATATTAAAGAAAGTAAACCAAAAAGCTCTGGTTATAAAGGTTGGGGAATGTTTTAAAAAATAAATTATGGCATACAAACAAAAAGGACATTACGGTAAATATAGCGGAAACGCTAAACACTCTAAACATCACATGGTTAATTCGTGGGAAGAAGAAGATGTGAAAAGAGGAAGACAGCAAATGAAAGAAGGTCACAGAGGCCACGCTGAAGCTTTATTTGATGATGCTCATGGTAGTTACAATTACAATGGTCACAACTCAACGGGTAGTGAATCACCCGCAAACTTTCTTGGTGGGGTTTTTGGAGCTGCTACAAAACTTGCCGGGAGAAAAGGTAGTAGAAGTAGACTAAGACAACATAGTGAAGTAATGGATGCTTTAGGTAGAATAGAAGGTGAATTAGGTGGTGAAAGTGAATCTCTTGATCCACAACAACCAGTTCAAAATGAATTACCAATCCCACCGTCTCAAAAAATAGCAGAAGGTATTGCTTCTTTAGGTACAGCTTTTTCCGACAACCCATCTATTGATCAAAGTGAGATTGATACAGATTTATAATAAACAGAGTAAACTGACAAATCAAAATAAACATTTAACATTTAACATTTAACATTTAACATTTAACAAAAAAGATTATGGCAAATTACATTAAAATTAAAGCTGCAGACGTAAATGTAGCTAACGTAACTTCTGATTTATTATTAGGAGATATTGTATCAGTAGCGCAAGGTTTAGCTAATGGTACTGGAGATGCAAACAAGTTTACAGTTTACAACAGTATTGGAAAAAGTTTCTTATTTACTGTAACTGGAAAAGCTAAAGAATGGGCAGAAGCTGTTCAAAAAGCAATTACTGCTAACCCAGGTGGTATCATGTCAATTGTACAAAACAGTACAGGCGTTAAGATAACTGCATTAGTTATAGCATAACTATGAAATCTAAGGGATTAGGCGACGATGTTGCTAAGTTTACAGAAAAAACAGGTATTAAGTCCGTTGTAGATAAAGTATCTAGCGGACTTAACCTTCCCTGTGGTTGTAAACAAAGACAAACAACGTTAAACAAAATGTTCCCTTACAAAGATTAATATGGCTTTTAAAATGAAATCACCGTTTGCTTTATCTACTACTCCAGTATATGAAAGAGAATTACCGGAGGGTATATTAGGTAAAGGTAATAAAAATGGAACTATATTAATTTCAGAAGACATTACTAAAGATACTGAACAAACTAAAAGTATAATTGATCATGAAGAAGTTCATATAGATCAAATAAAAAGAGGTGATTTAGATTATGATAGTAAAAATGTCTATTGGAAAGGAAAAAAATACTCTCGCTCTAAAATGAGGGAAGGTGATCCTAATTTACCTTGGGAAAAAGAAGCTTACAGTAAAACTGATAACTATAACAAATATTAAAAATTACAATGGGATATAAACAAAACTTTGGTCCAAGTAGAAAAGGGGCTAAGCACGGAAAAGACATGATTTCAAGAATCATGAGTAACACAGACACAGTGAGTCCATTAGATAACTCTGTTCAACATCTGAAAGGAATGAAAGGAGCTAAAGATGGTACTAAAGGTTCGGGTATGTATAGAGAATCTTATATGAAAGGAGACTCTTATGCTGTACCAGCTGATAAACTAAAAGGTATACAAAAATCAGAAGGAATGTCAAGAAAAGGTTCTAAACCAGATTATATAGATATCGATGGTGATGGAGACAAAAAAGAATCAATGAAATCTGCTTCTAAAGGAATCTCTAGAGAAGGATCAGATCCAAAACCAAAAACTGAAAAAATGGTTCGTAGTAATCCTTCAACATATTTTAATTCTTTTAAAAGTAAAGCAACACAGAGGACAGCTAAAAATCCTTACCCAAAAGAAAGTGTAAATTTTAGAGCATTTGCAACACTGCAAAAGAAGTTAGAAGATAGTTCCTTTTAGTAATTATATGAAAAAGAAGTTCTCCGAAACAAAAGTAGGTAAGTTTTTAGGTAGTGTTGCACCAGGAATATTAGGTGTAGCAAGTGACTTATTGCCAGACGCTGGCTTATTAAACGTTGTCAAAGGTTTAATAATAAAAGACGAAACTATCAAACCTGAAGACAAAGAGACTGCTTTAAAACTATTAGAACAAGATCAAGTAGAGATGCAGGAAGTATCTAAACGTTGGGCAAGTGATATGAAATCCGATTCATGGCTTTCTAAAAACACCCGTCCAATGTCATTGATATTTTTAACAGTATCTATGGTAATACTTATATTGCTTGATAGTTTTAAAATAGAGTTTCACGTAGCTGAAGGATGGGTTTCATTATTGCAAACTCTTTTAGTTACAGTGTATGTTGCGTATTTTGGTTCTCGTGGAGCGGAAAAATTCAAAAGTATAGGTAATAATAATAATAAGTAAAATTAATAACAATTAAATTTAATCAAATGAGTAAAGAAGTAAAAAAGATTACAGAAGAAGAATTAAAAAATGTAAAAGAGCTTAGTGCTAAATACAATGGAATTCTTACTGAAATGGGTTTTCACCAATTAAGACAATGCAGTTTATCTAAACTAGCTGAAGAAGAAATTGAAAAGCTAGATAAAGTTAAGAAAGATTTAGAAGAAAAATACGGACCTGTTAATATTAGTTTAGAAGACGGTACCTATTCTGAGATCGAATCACAGGAAGATAAAGGTGAGTAATATTATTAGAAAAATCAGTATTGGTTCTGACTATAAAAATGATGCAATGCATTATTCTTTAGGTCAACAAGTATATGGTGGTCATGTTATATCACATATACTAGAAAATACTAAAGACAATTCTTATAATATTCATATAAAGAAAGATGATGAAATATTGCCGTGGAAGAAATTTAATTCTAACATGGCAATATCCATCGAGTACGACCTACAGTATTAATGAACTCACTATACGACTTTATAGTTAGACCTCTTGGAAAAGAATATTCTAACGATATAAATATAGGTGGTGTTAAATTAATTTTAAACACCAAGATAGAAAGTTTTAAATTTGTAAATAACTTAGCTGTAGTTGTTTCAATTCCTTTAGCTTACAAAACACATATTAATGTTGGCGACATAATAGTTATACATCACAATGTGTTTAGAACTTTTTACGACATAAAAGGTAAAAAGAAAAAAAGTAGGTCTTGGTTTAAAGAAGATTTGTATTTCTGTTCTTTAGATCAAGTTTATTTATATAAGAATAAAAACGACGACGATTTTAAATCTATAAACAATAGATGTTTTATAAAACCATTAAAATCAAAACGTAAGTTTAGTGTAGATAAAGAGCAAAAGCTTATTGGTATATTAAAAATAGGTAATAGTTCGTTAGAAGCCGCCGGTGTGAACGAGGGAGACCTTGTTGGTTACACCCCGTATGGAGAGTATGATTTTATTATTAATGATGAAAGATTGTACTGTATGAAATCAAATGATATTGTAATTAAATATGGAGATAAAGAAAACCAAACTGAATATAATCCAAGCTGGGCAAATAGCGGTTGATGAATTAATAAAGGTAGCTAAAGAACCTATTGTAGACTCTGGTGATGATATATCAGCAGATCGTTTAAAAAACGCAGCAGCAACAAAAAAATTAGCTATATTTGATGCTTTTGAAATATTAACAAGAATTCAAGAAGAGAAAGATATATTAAACGAAAAACCTAAAGAAACAAAAGAAAAAAAGTTTAAAGGTTTTGCTGAAGGAAGGTCTAAAAATGTATAAGCAAAGTTTATATAAAATATTAGATAATTATATTAACGCTAAAATTCTTAAAAGAAATAATAAGTATAAAAAGTGGGAGTATGGTTATAACGAAAAACACGATGTTGTTATAATATCTAAAGATGGTACTATAGGTGATGTATACGAAATAGATAATTTAAAAATAGCATTACCATCTACTCCAGAAAAAGTTATTAATTTAGGTAATAAAAAATGGAGCAAGGTTGATCCACCTGTAGAATTTAAGAGTATAAAAACAATATTCGACTGGGAGGATTATCCTATAGAATTTAAAGAAAAATGGTATGATTACATCAATGATGAGTTTAATAAAAGAGAAAAAGGTTTTTGGTTCATTAATAAGGACATTCCTACTTATATTACTGGTACTCATTACATGTACTTGCAGTGGTCCAAGATTGATGTTGGGAAGCCAGACTTTAGGGAATCAAACAGATTATTCTTTATATTCTGGGAAGCTTGCAAGGCCGATACTAGATCCTATGGGATGTGCTACCTTAAGAACCGTCGATCTGGATTTTCTTTCATGTCATCAGCTGAAATTGTTAATCTTGCAACAATATCCTCGGATTCACGGTTCGGTGTATTGTCCAAATCTGGACAAGATGCTAAGAAGATGTTCACTGACAAGGTGGTACCAATCTCTGTTAATTATCCGTTCTTCTTCAAACCCATCCAGGACGGAA